GACGCTCGCTTGGCGGCCTACGGTGCGATCTGGTTGCGCGCCACTTCCTGATGCTTGTCCGCAAGCCCTGCGGAAAGCGCCAGCCGCACACGTTCCTCCTGGGAGGGAATGCGCTTATGCCGTGCGGTGTAACCGGCGCGAATGGTTTCCACGGCATCCTGCAACTTGCGGACGTTCTGAATGTTCGGCTTGTCCTTGGTGCCGAAGACCGAGTTCCACTCGGTGCCGAGAGAATCGACGAAGGTCTGGACCTTCGCGGAATCCTCGGCGCTCTCCGCGCCACGGACCTTGCCTTCGAGACGCTTGATCTTGTCCTCGAAGTACTTCTGCATCTTCTTCATGGCGCGCGCGGCGTCAGGATCGAATGCAGTAGCCTCGTCGATTTCAAGATCGAAGCCTTCATCCCTGGGCTCCGGCTCGGGCTCCTTTTCGCTGATGATCGGAGTCTTCTGAACAGACCCTGCGATGGCCGAAAGAATCTCGTCCACGGCTGAGGTGCTCTTCAACTTCTCGATGACATCGGCAGGGAGTTTCCGCTCCACGGCCTTCTGGATGATCTGGGACTGCCAATTCTCGACACCAGGCTCCTCGTCGATCTCGACGGGATCCGATTCGTTTCCGTCGCCAAGAACCGCGTCGTCGATTTCCATCGACTCGTCGCGGATGTCGAACGGATCGTCAATGATGTCTTCGTTCTTGTCAGCCATTAGTCGCCATAGCCTCCACTCCGATCATACATGCCCCTGGACTTCAAGTAAGCCCTTCTATGGGACCTTGACTCGAAAATCGCCTGACCGGTTTCCGGGTGGAACCTGGTCGGAACACCGTCCCGGACACTTGCCGAGAAAGCCTCCCCGCATTGCGAAGGGTGTACGCCCGCAGCATCGGAGAGCATGGGCCAGTTCCCCGGGTTGGAGGGAACGCCTCTGTGCTCTGCAACGATGCTGCGGGTGAGGGTCTTGCCCTCATGGACGATCGTTCCGTCGGCGCGCTCGCGGCGCTCCATCTCGGACACGGTCATCAGGATCTCATGGGTTTCGCCCGTCGATTCGTCGATGTAGACGTAGAACGGCATCACTGGCCTCCCTGGTTCGCTCCCTGCATCATCTGTGCAATCGCCTGGTCCTGCTGGGCGATGCTGTCCGCGCCACGGTCGCCACGGACGTAGTTCCTGGTCGTGTTCGCAGGCATTCCGCCACCACCGCCGCCGCCAGGTGCAGGCGGCCCCTGCATCATCTCCTGCGGCTCGACCTTCATGACAAGGCTCTCGATCTCCGGCGTGCCGCTGAGTTCTGCGGACATCTTGAGGAACGCCTCGATGTCCGGCACCAGGCCGCGCTGCTGGAGGAGAGGTGCCATCGGGATGATGAACGTCTGCATCACCTGGGACGCGGTCTGGAACCGTTCCGAGGGCGTCCTGGACTGCATCGAGAAGGGGACGATCTCGATGGCGTAGTCAAGGAACTCTCCATTGCGGCGCTCCGGCTTGATGTCCACGTCGACCGACATGTCGGTGCCGGGGATGGGCTTCTGCACGCGAACCGTACGAACAGGATCGGTCCACATGTAGTAGGCGAGCGACTTGATGACCTTCGTCACCGCTGCGGTCGCGCGCTCCTGCATGTCCGCGATGCGCATGGTCGCCTGGCCCTTGACCAACTGCTCCTGGCTTGCGGTGTTGGTGACGTTGTTGAGGCCGCCGAGCGTCTCCAGGTTGCCGCCGAAGTACGAGGTCAACTGGCGCAACTGCTGGAAGAAGGCAAGCGCCGACTGGTCGACGCCTCCAAAGCGGATGTCCTTCGTCGCCTCCGGCCTGTCGACGGAGATGGCGTCTCCGTCGTTTGCAGCCGTGATGCGCGCGCCGTCGTCCTGATTGCCGCTGGCGACAAGGGTGATCGTCTTCTGCCTGTCCGCCTGGCGTCCCAACTTGCGGAACACGCGGTTGCCAAGTTCGTGCAGGTCGATCATCAGGGACGCCGGAGAGAGCGGCATGATCTGGCCTGGGACATCACCGAACGAGAGCAGATGATACGGACCCTCCTCCGGGCCGTCCCACTCGACGATGCGCAGCGGCTCTCGCTGCTCGATGCCTCCATCGGGGCCACACTGGAACGTCGCGACGACGCCTTCGTACGGAAGCCAGATGTCCCAGAGTTCGACGAGATCGAGGTACGACTCCTCGCCATACGAACCGCCGTCGTCGACCAGGTTCGAGATCTTCTCGTCTCCCTGCTCGTTCGTCGTGCGGCGCTCGTACTTCTCCAACTTCTTGCCCTTGAACATCTTGAGGTCGAGAACGGCCTCTCGCGGCAGGCAGTACCGGTTGCCGCAGAACTGCACCTGCTCCCACCTCTTCGCGGTCACGTCGAACACGAAGTCCTCGTAGTCGACGACATCCGCGAACGGCTGACCAGGATCGTGGGTGAACCCCATGATCTCGTACTGGTTGCCAGGCGCGAGTCCGACCTTCATGATGCCGAGCCCGAACATCGCGTCGAGAACCCAGCGTCTCATCGTGTCGTCGAACTCGATGTCCTCGATGAGGAGATTCAGGGCGATCTCAATGTCGTCCGCGAACGAGATGTGTCGATCCGACTTCGAGCGCACCATGACGCGCGGCGCGCGAGCGGCGACCTGCCTGCGGTAGATCGAGATCGCCATCTCCATGAAGTTCACGGGAACGCGGTCTGCGGCACCGCCGTCAGACCAGTTTCCACCGACGAACTGACGGATGGCGTGCAGGCGACGCTCGCGGAACGGAAGCATCTTCCTTCGCGAGTGGTCGAATGCCGTGACGAGTCTGCTGACTTCAGTGAGTTCCATCACCACTCTTCCTTTCTCCGTTGCCTGCGCTCTACGTCAAGTCGGCGTTGGAGAAGGCTGCCCTGTGGAACGGCCTCGTCGATGCGCTTCGGCGCTGGCGTGCGCCTGGCGAGAGCATAGCAGCAGAGTGCGTCTGCGGTAGGTCTGTCGCCATGATTATCGCGCGCACCGGTCGGGTCGATCGTCCTGGTCGACTTCGAGTGCTCGATCGAACCGTTCGCCGTGTAGACGATCTCCCTCAACTCGCTCATCGCGTCCTTGGAGCGGTTGATGAACCGACCATCCAGGAGGGCGCGACGGTAGTCACCGAACACCGCCCGCTTGGCGTCCTTGACCGGCCACCATCCTGGCACCGTCTGCTGGTTCTTCGCAATCGACTCCTCGCGCGTCTTCCAGTAGACGTTCCGGTATCCAGATTCGATTACGACATCACCAAAATTCCTACCAGGGCCGGGAGCCTCCCAAATCATGTACGCGCCGGTGCCACTACCGTCGGAGAACCACCTCGCCAGGGCGACCGCGTACCTGCCCAGTTCATCCGGGCGCATGTTCGCCGTCGCGAACTCCGCCACCTTCTCGCCAGTCTTCCTGTCCGCGACCGAGAGGACCGAGTTGCTCGAGCCTGTGCCAGCGGCAATGTCAGCGCCGATGACGTACCCACGGTCATGCGGCACATGACCTGCCGCGTCCACTCCACACCACAGGCGGAGTCGGCCCTTGGGCTGTGACACAAACCTGCCACCTGACAGGGACTGGTCAAACTCCAGTTCGCCAACGAACGACGGCGGCCTGCAATGCGCCGCTACCAGTTTGTCTATCTCCTTGGGATCGAAGAACTGGAAGTCGGACCCCTGGAAGTCAATGTCGAGTTCCTGCGCGACCTCCTGCGGGTGGACGCATCGCTGGACCTCATGGTCGTACCACGGGCTCCTCGGCCTTCCATCCTCGCCAACGTAGAGTCCTTCCGCCTTGACTGGGTGCCTGGTCCAGTGGAGGACGACCTGCTTGATTGAGGGCGAGTGGGCAACGTCGTAGAACGCGTTGCCCACGCCGTCCGGGGTCGAATTGAAGATGCGGCTCTTCGTCGCGTCACGCGTCGATGCGAGCGCCTTGTACCCGGCGTCCACGTCGAAAGCCGCGAACTCGTCCATTCCGATCGCCGTTCGGCGGTCGCCACGGGCCACGTCGCCAGTCGTCGACTCGCCGTCGATCGCGCTGCCCATGTCGTCGTTCGTCAGGCGCAGGTGCGTCCTGGTGTACCTCGGCAGGAGCCAGCCGGGCATGTTCTTCAGGAGGTAGTCGATCTTCCAGAAGAGGCATTTCGAGTTCCCAGGCTTGTCGACGTACTCCTCGTTGCGGCTGACCAGGAGGAACGACTGCCCCTCCATGAAGTGCCAGCGCCACTCGAACAGGGTGCAGAGCAT